TCTCGGATGAGATTGAAGAAAACAGGCCAGAGGTGTCTAAGGTCGTCTTTGCCTTTTTGATTTCCTGCGCTTGAGAAAGGCTGACAAGGGGGACTTCCTGTCCAAACAGGTCGGTCTGGACTCCATCCTGCGATCTGTAAAGCTCTTGACCATCCTCCGATGCCACAGAAAAAATGGCATTGAGTAAACCCTTTGAGGTCTTCTGGTGCGACATCGGTAATACTCCTTTCATCTACTACCCCATCAGGGATAAGACCGTCTTTAATTAACTCCCGAAGCCAAGCGGCGGCGAAAGGATCGTACTCGTTGTAATAGTTCAAAACCTAAATCCTTTCTGTTCGTTTTTAGGCAATACAATGTGCAGTGTTTTCCTTGCACGGGTTACACCAACATAAAGTAAACGATTAATGTCATCGGCGTTCCTTGCATAGTCTTTAGCAAAGCGCGGACTAAGGTCTGTCATCAACAAAACATTGTCCGCTTCGCCGCCCTTAGCTCCGTGGATCGTGGACAGTTGTATAGGGGCCTGCTCACTAAGTTTTATGCCACGGCGCAGCACAGAAATTAAGTAAGCCCTCTTGTCCTCTCCTATTTTGGTAAGTGCTTTATGCCAAACTTCATCAGTTAAAAGCCCGTGATTATCTTTTAGATTCTGCATTGAATACATTTTATCAGGCTCGGCAGTGCGGAGAGACTTGAATCCCCGCTTCACGGCCTCGGCAGGGAGGTTCTTGTAAATCTTTTGGAGTGAGTCATAGTTAATCTCCAAACCCTTTCGGAGTCTTTCCCAACCGACGACCGCCGCAACAACCGAGTCAGCAATTGACCGTTGTCCTTGGCGCTCGAAAAGTAAACCTTGGCTCTTGATCCAAGTATGTAAGTCGTTAAGCATGTAATTCGTAGAGGCCATGATGAGCCACTCACCTTTGCTTATGTCCACTTGTTCAAACTGGCTATAGTAATGTATCTCTCCTTTCTCACTTCGAGGAGACCACTTCTTTCCTTGCCTGTTCTGTATTCTATTAACTATGGTGTCTGCTAACTGGTGTACCTTAGCGGGAACACGGTAGGATTGGTTTAGTATTTTCACATTCCCATCGTAAGAAAGGAAAGACTGCACATCTGCCCCCGCCCAATTAAATACCGCTTGGTCATCGTCCCCTGCTATGTAAGTGCGCTCTGCTTTATTTTGTAGCGCTGTCACAAGTTTCCACTGCAAACGAGACAAGTCCTGCGCCTCATCAATAATCAAAACCTTTAGCTCAGGTAATCGATCAGGAGATTCTGCTACTCGTTCAAGGAGATCGGTAAAATCCATCAGCATGTTAGCTGCTTTGAACCGACGGTATGCCCGCTCTACGAACTCGAAATGGAACCACTCAATCTCCATATCGCTTTTATTGTAGTGTGTACGCAAATCCTCACTGCGAATCCTAGCAATGTTGATTTCGTTAAGAATGGCGTTGTCTGCCTGTACTATAAAGTCCTCGCCTGTCTCGACATTCGCGCTAACCTTTAGCCCCGTTTCTTTAGCAAAAACAGCGTAGTCTGTCCCCGACATCAGGTCTTTATTGCTAACGCCTAAGCAGTGGTAAGCCAAGCTGTGTAGTGTACGAAACCAAGGGAAATCTGTTTTAGCATTCAGGTGAGGAAACTTCTGTACCGCTCTATCACGAGCCTCAGTTGCCGCTTTGCGCGTGAACGCAAAATAACCCATGTCCATTGGGTTGGTCCCTGAAGCTAATTCTTGTTCCACGATGCTCAATAAGAAAGTAGTTTTCCCTGATCCTGGTGGGCCGAACACTTTAGTAATCAAAACGGAACTCGATCACTGGCTATAGGTGTATCAAAAGGGCTGTCCTGTTTTTCAAAAACAGGGAGCTTCCACACCCGTGTTGACCTACCTTTCAGCATCAAACTACAAGGTTCTCCTCCGAGTTCCCTTAATCTTTGTGCCATCTTTGGGGCGGACATTAGACCAAAGTTGTTTCGTTTCAGGTGCGCCTCTAAATCTTTTATTCTTAAATACACTACCCTGCTGTCTTCATCAGTCCATACCCTTCCCATCAAGATTTCGTCCCTGTCCATGCCCTGCTGCAAGTGAGTGGTAAACTCTTCAACAAGATCAGCGAACCTTCCTCGGATGGTAGTATCCGTAGAAGCCTCTGTTATCTGTTCTAGCTCTACCATCTCTGACAGTAGTTCATTGATCAATTGCTCCCAGTCGCTTTTTTTAATAGTAGGGGGCAGGAGGTTAAGTCTTTCCATGCATGACTTTTGAAAAAGCAATTGGTTAAACAGGTTTTCTGTTTCTAATTCAATACGTTTTCCGTTTACATCAAGGAACCACAAGGGAGGCTCTGAAGCATACTTACTTAATGAACTTAACTGTGGGCTACCGGGGCCATCACCGCCAATGCCGTGCTTTCTTTGCCTGCACAGCGAAGGGTTACAGAAGCTTTTAATCGGGTGGTCTTTGCATTTATAGCGATAGTCTTTTCGCTCTATTTGCTTTTGTATGATGCCTAACTCTTGGAGGCCAAGAGGAGGATTAAAATATTTATGGTTAAACTCTAGCAGCTTATCTTCCCAACCAAGGGGGTATGCCTTTTTAAGATAGATGCCAATACTAAACATTCCGTTGTTTCGGGAACCTTCAGGGAAACCTTGAGTGCAAAGTGCCTGTAGACAAGGGGGACCGTCTTTTACAGGTGTATCAGGCTTTTCAACAGCCTGCGGGAAAACTAACTTGTCCTGAACCTTCTCTTCATATAAAGCAAAGAACTCGTCAAGGCTTGCACTTTCCCCGTTTTCTTTAAAAGCGTAACGTAAGGTCTTCTCTCCGCCAAAATAAGGAAGGTTTAAATAATTACCTGTATCACCTTTTTCTATCAATATCTCTGACTGTTTCGGGAATATTTCTCTACCTGCTTCACCTAATAGCCCTGCACAAGCCGTTAGGTACTTTTGCATTGTACCGGCGGGGACAGGTTCTTTAGTGAAACAATATATGTGTGCGCCTCCAGATTTACTTCGGAAAGTAATTAAAGGAAGCCCTAGCTTTTTCACACTTTCTATAATCTTAGCGTGATCTAAAGGATAGGTGTCAACATCTATCGCACCCCAAGTGCAAGAGTTATCTGAACGAATAGGAATGATACCCAACGAAGGGTCATGCCCATCAAAATGTTTTTGCCACAGATCCTTGGTCGGTGGTTTGCGTACAACGAAACCCTTACCGACGCTCTTGCCTTTCTCATTCTGACCACTAATTTTGTATGTACCATATGCGGAGTCTAACCCCTCAAATATGGACATAAACTTCTCAAGCTTTTCCATTCTTCTTTCTCAGGTAAAAAGCCCAGTGTTTCCACTGGGCTTTGATGCTAGAAAATGTTGTGGGCTTTCCCTTCTTGTTCATTCTCATCTTGAGGTTTAGCCTTAACTTCACCTGCTTTAATGCTCACAGCAAAATCTTTAGCCATGCCGTAAACACCCGCATCTCCAACTGCACCTACCTTTTCAATCTCCCAACCATGCCATTTACCCTTGTCGTTAGACTCGCTCATGATTGTCAGCCTGTAAATCTGACTAAACATTGGCGGGGTAAATAGACCATTCGCACCTTGCATCTTTATAGACTGCATCATGCTGTTCCACTTGCGGCTCTTCTTAAGCTGAGTGGACTTCATTACGATAAGCGCCGGACTAGGTACGCCATTCTCATCAAGAACCATCACAAAATGTTGTGCAGAATTCTCGATGTAATTACCATTATCTAGATAGTCTTTGTTATCTCCCGGCTCCCGATGGGTGCGAGACAAAATGTCTGACGTAGCAGGGTAAATGTTGACAGGACCGCCGCTGCCTTGACCACGTGGCGCCCATTCAATGTACTGTCGGACATAAGCACAAGGGATAACTTGAATGCCCTTCTTGCCGTCAAACAGCTCGCCAGTTACAGAGTTGTAGATCATACCGGGACTTGCCCCATCTACTTCACCAATCTCAGGCGACATATTTGTTAAGATGCGAAGAAAGGGAAGCGCAAGATCGTCTTGTCCCATATCCTCAAAACCACTAACGTCTTGTTCAAAATTGACGCTTAACGCTACTGCTGTGTTGCCTTTCACTGCTACTTCAGTCGTTTCTGCTTTAGCCATGATTCTCGTTCCTATTTTCGAATTACGATTTTATGATTGCTTTTTGACCTATGTAAGCGCCAAACAGCTCTGTGGGAAACTCATTTCCCCTTTCTACTTGCTCCTTAACCCAAGCTTTCAGGGTCATAGGCTCAATCTTCTCGGCTTGTTCGACTGGATAGCCTTCCGTACCAAGTAGACCTAATAGACGAGAACAAAGCTCGTCTTCGCCACGTCCAAATCGGACACTGACTGTGTTCTTTATAATGTCATCCATCCCATGATCCCTGAGCCATTGAAAAGCCTCGGCTTTTCTGGCCGCAGAGATACTGGCAGAGTAGAAGTCCTTAAGCTCTACCTTAGAGCCGTCTTCCATCATAAACGCCTTCATCCCCGACTCTGCAAGGGCTTCAGGTATTGCTTGTTCAGTTAACTTTCTAAACTGATCCTTCCGCTCCTTGATGACTTCTTCCAGTTCTTCGACTTCAGTCTGCAAAACTTTAGCTCGCTTCGCCAAGGCGGCTATGCCTTTAATCTCGTCGTCGTTGATCGTGAGGGCACTAGCGTCTGTTTCAAAATCAATCATTATCACCTCCTCGGTGTGGGAAAATATCAATCTGTATCGGGAGATAACGCCTTTCCTGTTTGTCCCACTTCAAACATTTAAATCTACCATTATTCTTAGCTGCTGCGACCGTTGCTAATATCGCAATAGCCGTAGGGTCACCTATGAACAAAAGATAGTCATCATCGTTAAAATTTTCAAGAACGCGCTTGATCCGTGAGACGGTGGGCGCGGACGAAAATATAATCTGAGATTGCGACGGTGGAAGAACAACCTCTATCTCGCCGTAATCTAATGCGGGCGCGATATTGTGTTTGGGACTTTCAGAGACAACAAAAACTTTAGGCACTTCATTCTCCTTTCTTTTGGGTTTCGCAAAAGCGAGCGGGTAGTGTACAATGAATTTCTGAGCGGCTGCAAGTCGCTTTACAAAGAAAGGAGAAAAAAATGGAAGACATCTGGCTCGAGCGTTATGCGTTTAAAAATAAGCCCTTTGATCATCAACGTAAGTATCTAGAGCGCTTTTGGAAAAAGCCTGTAGCTGCATTGTTTGCAGACATGGGTACAGGTAAGTCATTCATGGTGATCAATAATATCGCTATGCTTTATGACGTGGGTAAAATAAACGCAGCTCTGATCATAGCCCCTAAGGGCGTGTACAGAAACTGGGTGGATCAAGAACTGCCTAAACATCTGCCGGATCATATCATTCACCGCACGGCGCTTTGGACACCTAACCCTCGTAAGGCCGAGAAGGTAGGGCTAGAGAGATTGTGGGATGTGTCCGATGACCTGAAGATATTAGTCATGAACGTAGAGGCGTTGTCCACGAAGAAAGGGTTTGAGTATGCCAAGCGTTTTGCTATGTACACCAAGTCGTTTATGGCGATTGACGAAAGCACTACTATAAAAACTCCGACCGCTAAACGTGCGAAGAATGTACTTAAAGTAGGGCAACAAGCGTTGTATAGAAGGATCATGACGGGTTCACCTGTCACCCGAAGCCCGATGGATCTTTACCAACAATGTGCTTTTCTGTCAGAGGATTGCCTTGATGCGCCGAGCTTTTACTCCTTCCGAGCAAGGTATGCTATCGTGGTTGAGCAACAGATGGGGTCACATAGTTTTAAGAAGATAGTTGGCTACCGCAAGCTTGATGAGCTTAAGCAGAAACTTGATGTGTTTAGCTATCGGATAACTAAGGAAGAGTGCCTTGATCTGCCGCCCAAGGTCTTTATCAAGCGCGAAGTGGTGCTTACTCCAGAACAGCTCCAAGCTTATAACGACATGAAGACGATGGCTTTGGCGCTTTTCGATCAGGGCATGACTACGACTGTGAATGCGTTGACTCAACTAATGAGATTACACCAAATCACCTGCGGTCACTCAAAACTTGATGATGGGACAGAGGTAAATATTCCAACTAATAGGCTTACGGAAATGATGTCCGTGGTCGAAGAGACATCAGGCAAGGTTATTATCTGGGCAAACTACAGGCATGACATCGAGGCCATCAAGCTTGCTCTTGCAAAAGAGTACGGCATGAACGCAGTCGGCACATACTACGGTGACACAGACGACGAAGAGCGTAGGCGCGTGGTCCGTGAATTCCAAGACCTCGACAGTGAGCTCAGGTTCTTTGTTGGAAATCCGAGGACAGGTGGGTACGGACTTACGCTCACAGCAGCGGATACAGTTGTGTACTTTAGTAACAGTTTCGACCTAGAAGTGCGTTTGCAGTCCGAGGATCGCGCTCACCGCATTGGGCAAACTAAGTCAGTCACTTATGTAGATCTTTTTGTACCTGGCACAATTGACGAAAAGATAGTCAAGGCTTTGCGAGCTAAGATAGATATTGCCAACGAGGTGCTTGGCGAGGAGATGAAGAATTGGTTGATTTAATCCCCATAAAAAAGCTGTATCAATATGTTTCACTTCAGAGACAAGATTTACCCGAGGGCCGACGTTACATTTATGGTGAGCAGAAACTGCCGAGTGTGACTACTGTTTTGTCTGCTACCAAAAGAGATAAGGGTGCCCTTGATGCGTGGGTCGCGCGCGTAGGTGAAGCAGAAGCGGAGCGTATTAAAAACGAAGCGTCATTAGTTGGTACCTATTTGCACGAAGTCATTGAACGTATGGTCGCGTACCGAAATCTGCCCCGTCCGACAAACTGGGAGATGTGTAAAGGTTACGAGCTTGGGTACAAAATCATTAACACTTATTTTCACAATGTGAATGAGATTTGGGGGTCAGAAGTCTCGCTTTACTACCCTGAAAAGTACGCAGGGACCACTGACTTGGTCGGCGTTTACAGGGGCAAGCCTGCCATCATCGACTTTAAGCAGAGCAACAAGCCAAAGAAGCGCGAGTGGATTGAGGATTATTTCTGTCAACTTGCAGCCTATGCTTTAGCTCATGACAAAATACACGGCACTACCATAGACAACGCTGTTGTCTTAATGGCTGTACGATCAGACGGCAGTACTGCGGAGTTCTCTACTGCAGGGCGTGAGTTCCAAAGTTATAAAGATATGTGGATGCGCCGAGTTGATCAGTTTCACGAGGCACAAGAGAAGACAGGAGTATGTGATGAGCAAGAAAATGACTGAGCTGTTTAATTCCGTGCCGATCAAAAAGACACGGAATCAAAAGCTTATGGAGAAAATAAACGCAGCAGATGTAGCCCCTTTGAAAGATCAAAAAGGCGTAGTAACTCCACAGCAATGGAAGTTTATTATGAGCCTCTGCGATGATGAGGGGAAAGTCACCCTTAAAGAAGCAGCCATTAGAGCCGGTTACCCCAAAGAACGTGCCACACAGACTGCAAACGATCTAACTAATGCCGGAAAATACCCTCAAGTAGTCGCAGCGATTAAAGAATATCGGTACGAATTAGCAGAAAAATACGGCACCAACTTCCAGAGGCATATGCGTGATCTTCAACATATAAGAGATGCAGCATTAGAAGCAGGGAACTACGGCGCAGCGGTATCGGCCGAGTTCAGGCGAGGACAAGCGTTAGGCACGATATATATCGAGCGAAAAGAAATTCGTCACGGAACAATCGACAGCATGTCTAAAGA